GAGTATGAGCATAACAAATTATACTAATTGTATTAGAATAGAAAGAACAGATGGAGTTGTGCTTTGTATAACAGAATTAGATAAAGATTTAGAAATAAATGACTCTGTACTAGGATTCACAGCAGCTGAACAAACTTATTTGGCAGCTGCTGGGTATACACCTACTAATATGCAAAGTACTAGTGACAATGCTGTTAATAATGCTGATATAGAAGGTGTATTATCTGCTGTAGGTGCACAAAGAGAAGATATAATTGGTGGTAGATATGATTTTGCTAAATTACACATATTTTTATGGGATTATGTAAACAATACTTTAATAAAAAAACTAGGGTCAGGGCATTGGGGAGAAAGCACTTTAAAAGATGGTAGTTATATAGCAGAGTTTAGATCTCTAAGTCAGCAATTACAACAAACAATAGGCAGAACATATAATCCTGAATGTGATGAACAGTTAGGTGGTACTAGATGTACTATAACTTTAGGGTTATTTCCACATTTAAATGGTATAATAACAGCTGATTCTAGTAAAGTATACTTTAAAGATTCTAACTTAACTGAGGCAAATGATTATTGGAATAATTCTTTATTAACTTGGGATCTCGGAACTGAGAATCCCCTAGTAAGCTCATTAATAGAAGATTATATACTAGCAGATACCAAAATAATTCTACAAGGTGCTATGCCATCTTATATTAATTTAGATGATACTTACACAATGATAAAAACTGTTATAGAGGATCAAACAGTTACAGAATTAGGAACTACAACTCAATTTACAGACTCTAATAGAACAGAACCTGATAATTATTTTAATAATATGACTTTAGAGTTTACATTAGGTAATAATATAACAGAAACGTTTATTGTAACAAGTTTTATTAGTAATGAGTTTACATTAAATATTCCAGCATCTTTTCCTATAGAAGCATTAGATGAATATAAAGTAATACACACTAAATCTGGTAGCGTAACACATGATGCAGCATCAAAAATAAAAATACAAGATAATACATTATCATCAACTAGTTATATAGGTATGTATGCTGAATTTAACTCAGGCTTAAATGAGGGTGAATTTAGATTAATAACTGCACATGATACTGATGATGATATAATTACAATACAAACAGCTTTTGATCATAATATTTTAAAAGATGATACATATACAATAATTAATGTAGGTGATACACATATGGCATTAGGTGAAGTAACAGGATTCACTGATAATGCTACTTTTACTGCAACATTAACAAATACAGGTACTTATGGGGATGATTATTTTAATTATGGTAAATTATTATTTAAATCAGGGTTAAATGATGAAATACATATGGAAGTAAAGGATTTTATAGAAGATTTAGGTGACCCAACAAATCAACAATTTATTTTATTTTTACCTATGTCTTTTAATATAGCTATAGGTGATACTTTTCAAGTATTTGCTGGTTGTGATAAAAAGTTAGAAACATGTAAAACAAAGTTTGTAAATATTGAAAACTTCCAAGGTTTTCCATATGTACCAGGAATAGATCAAATATCTTTATTTGGTGGACAATAATATGATAGATAGTTTAATAGAAGAAGCTAGAAAATATTTAGGAGTTCCTTGGAAACACCAAGGTAGAAGTATGAAAGGTGTTGATTGCGTTGGATTTTTACTATTGGCATTTAAACATATAAATGTTAATATTATAGAAATAAAAGGGTACTCTAAGTCACCTGATGGTATTGCATTAAAGAAAATAATGGATGAACAACCTAATTTAAAACGTGTGCATTATCCATATTTACCTGGTGATGTAGTATTATTTAGAATTAGAAAACACCCACAACATGTGGCTTTATTAACAGGTACGAAAGAAAACTTAAAAATGATACATTCTTATAATGGTGGTGCAAAAAAAGTCATAGAACATGATTTTGCCGAATACTGGAGAAATAAGATAGTATCTGTTTATAGATTGGTATAATAACATGAGTAATGGTCAAATTTTTGGTTCAGTACTTGGTGCTGCCATAGGGTTCTTTTTTGCACCTGCTATTATAGGTACTGGCTTAGTGGCCACTGCAGCAGGTGCAACGTCTTTAGGTTTTACTATAGGTGGCTTGATAGGTGGATTATTAGATCCATTAGAAAATACAGTAACACAAACAGGTCCTAGACTTGGTGACTTAAGTACACAAACAGCAGAATGGGGAACACCTATACCTAGATTATTTGGCTCTTATAAATTAACTGGAAATGTTATATGGTCTATGGATTTGCATGAAACTAAACATGTAGAAGAATCTGGAGAAGGTAAAGGTGGTGGTGGTACAAAAACTGAGACTATTTGGTATTCTTATGCAGGATCATTTGCTGTAAGTTTTAGTGAGGGTGAAATAGCAGGTATTAAAAAAATATGGTTTGATTCAGTTTTAGTATATGATGGGACTCATTATTCAGGTGGTTTAAGTAATGGTAATCATACAGTGTATTTAGGCAATTCTAGCCAACCAATAGATTGGTATATGGATAATGGTAATACTCCAGCATATAGACACGTTTCTTATATTATATTTAGAAAAATAGAATTAGAAAATTATGGAAATAGAATACCTAAAGTAAGTGTAGAAGCTTATTCAGATGGTGATTTAAATGACTTTCAGGAAGTATGGACACAAAATATACCTAATTTAGCACCAGCTATAGACCAAGTATCTACGTATACACAAGTATTAAATTTATTACCACAAAATGGGTATACTAATATATATAATAAACACCATGATAATAATAGTTTTGATGATTATAATTTAGTCCCATTTTCTACAATAGTTTATGATGGAAATACAGATGTAGATGTTGAATTCTTTTCTCATAATTATTTACAAGTAGATAATACAAAAGATAAATACTATTATTTAGGGACAGCTAACGAAAGTTTTATAAATTACATATATATAAACGGGGCAAAAGTATTAAGTGGTGCTAGAAGTGAGTTAGGCACTGATCCTGGCAACCCTTTTTATACTGTGTATAGAAACGACATGGCTTATGGGTTTTACCACAATGGTGAACCTAATATAACTACTAATACAATAGTAAAATACTCAGAAAAATTAAGCCCCAGTAATAGTCCCTATGGTAGTATGGGTATAGTAATTTCTGGCAATGAATATATGCATATAGCTGTTGGTAGCAATGAATTATACACTTTTAATATGACTAATGATACTATAGATGTCTTTAATTTAAATGGTGTATATTTAAGAGCTATGGATCATTCAGATTTTACTTTTACATTTACTATAGGAACCCCACAATCAGATACTTACTTAAAAACATATAATGATGGGGAAGTATTTGTCTTTAAGTGGGAAGATTCTAATAGGCCACGTATTTACAGAATAACAGACACAACACAAGAATATATAGGTAAATTAGGTTCAAAAGGATCAGACTACCCAGGTTGGATAAATACATTTGAATATAAAGATAATTTTTTCTATGTGTGGGATCCAGACACCTCAGGGCATGAAGATTACTCAATTTATAGAATTTTTGGTAAAAGCCATAATGATACTAAAGTAGATATAGGTTATATAGTTAGAGAATTACTACTAAGAGCTGGTGTAGAAGATTCATCTATAGATGTCGGTGATAGTCAAGATTTAGTTACAGGATATGTAGTAACTAAACCTATGAGTACACGAGCTGCTTTAACAACTTTAATATCGGCATATAATTATGAATTAGTAGAAACGGATTTTAAAATAGTTTTAAAAAAGAGAGATCCAACTAATATACAAACCACTATATCTGATTTTATAGAGTTTACAAAATTATATAGATTACAAACTGTTGAACTTAGTAGATGTATTAATATAATGTATGCTAATAAAAATAAAAACTATGATGCTGGTATTCAAACTTCAGTAAGAAATGATCATAATACTGAAAATACAAATACATATCAATATCCACTAGCTTTATCTGATACAGAAGCTAAGCAAATATCAGAAATATATTTGTATAATGAATGGAATGGTAGATTAAAATTTGAGTTTACAATAACTATTGATTATATATGGTTAATACCTTCTGATATTATTAAAATAATATATTTAGATGATACTTATATTGTAAGACTGACTAAATTAACATATAGTACTAATAAACAAATAGATTGTGAAGCTATATTAGAAGACCCAACTATTCAATTATCAGATTCTATAGGTAGTGATACTGGTAGTGCAAAGGATGAAGTAAGCATAATAGGCCCAACCAATATGTTATTACTAGATATACCTATGCTAGACAATAGTTACAATAGTGAAGGCATTTATATAGCAGCAAATTGTTATTTTTCTGACTGGAAAGGTTGTACTATAGATAAATCTACAGATACTAAAGTAACATATTCTACTATAGGACAATTAACAGCAGGTAGTATTATAGGTATTGTTAAAGATATATTACAAGATGGTACTACATATGTTTTGGATATTGATAATCAGGTTACAATAGATATAACTATAGGTGAAATATATCAAATAGACTATATTACTTTATTGAATGCATATAATTATATACTCATAGGTGATGAAATACTTCAATATCAAAATTATATAATTAATGGTGACGGATCTTATACTTTATATAATTTATTACGTGGTAGACGCGGTACAGAATGGGCAACTAATACACATACTATAAATGATAGATTTGTGTTTTTAGATACTAGTATGTTATTCGATGTAACAGCATCTCTAAACGCAGATAGCTACTATAGGCCAACAACTTTTGGTACATATATAGAAGATTCTGAAAATTATTATATCTCACCTGAAATACGGTGTTTAAAGCCACTATCCCCTAGATATATTAGAGGTTATAGAAATATTAGTGGTGATTTAATAATTACATGGATGCGCAGATCTAGAGATGTTACCGGATATATGAAGACTTTAGCTTTATTTGAAGAAACTGAAGAATATGAAATAGTAATAGGTGATGATGTTAGATTATTAACCTCTACGTCTGAAACAGTAACATATACGGCAAGTGATCAAAGTGATGATTCATTACTTGGTTTACCTGTAGAATTAACTATATATCAATTATCTGGTACCGTAATTAGAGGGTACGGAACGGGAGCAATACTTTAATGTCAGGGAATACAATAGGTGGAGTGCTAGGTGGAGTAATAGGTTTTATGGTTGCTGGTCCAGCTGGTGTACAATACGGTTTTGCTATAGGTAGTATGGTTGGTGGTTTATTAATGCCAGATACTGTAGGTCTACAAGACCAAAGTGGACCAAGACTTAGCGATCTAAAAGTAACTACATCTACTTATGGTTCTCCAATGGCTAGAGTATATGGATCTTATAGAATTGGTGGTAATATTATTTGGGCTAATAATATAAAAGAAACTAAACATGTAGAAGAAGTGGAAGTTGGTAAGGGTGGATCAGAAACTTATGATGTTATAACATATACCTATTCTATTGATATGGCATTAGCTTTATGTGAGGGCCCTATTGGTGCTGTAAAAAGAATATGGGCAGATAGTGTATTAATATATGATGAAGCAAATAAGAAAAGAAAAGATGATCTATCTATAAAAATATATTTAGGTACTAGTGATCAACCTGTAGATTGGTTTTTACAAGGTTATAAATCTAATTCACCGGCATATAGACACACAGCATATATAGTGTTTAATAATTTTCAATTAGCTAAGTTTGGTGATAGAATACCAAATATAACGGCAGAAGTAATAACTGTAGCAGAAAAAAACTTTGGTGTAGTACATTCATTTAGATTACCTTTTATATCAAGCAGAAAACAGGCTGTGACAAATGTAAGACCAATAAATAGTAAAATACATTATGTAGAAAATTATTATAATAGCGATATATATAAATATGTGGCTGTAGAAAATGGTGTTTTTATACCTGAAGGGGTAGATACTGGATATGTTGCATCAAATGGTAATTATAGTCTTATATCAAATATAATTATACATGAGAATAGATATTTTGGTTTAGAACATAGAGGTACTTATGTTGCAATTATAGACATACCTTCAGGTAATGCGGTAGCTTATTATCCGACTGGTATACATATTGATGCTTATGCTTATGTTGATGGTGATTTTTATGTATATAGTAGAGCAGACGCAGGTAGTGGTGGGTATAAAACTTATTCAACAATAAGTAAACTTAAGGGTGGTGATCCTTCCTTAATGGTACCAACACCATCTTATTATCCGGAGTGGACTATAGGTGATGATCCATTGATAAATACTATGTATGTTAGTAGAAATAATGAAATATATACGTTACAAAAGAATGGTAACTACTCTTCTAATATATTAGTATTTAATAGAAATGCTGCATTGATTAATACCATCTCTACTTCGGAATACCCATTATTTATAAGTGACGATTCACAAGGTAGAGTAAGACTATCTGAAGAGAATGGTTTTGTATATGCATACACATGGTCAGGTAATCCGACAAATAATAAATTATATAGATATTCTAATACCACACAAGAACTTATAACTAATTTATTATATACATCGTGGTATTCACATTATGGAGAAAAATTTGAAGTATATGATGGGATTATTTATATATGGGATAATAATCTTAGAACAGATGCCAATGGTGAATTTACATTAATAAGAGCACAAAGAGATTGGTATACGGATGGATCTACTACTACTCTGGCAAATATTTTAATTGATTTATTTGAGGATTCTAATTTACAGGATTATGATGTAACAGCGGCAGAAAGTATAATAGTTAAGGGTTTTGTAATATTACAAACATCAACTGCTAGGTCCAGTATAGCTGTACTACAAAGTATTTATAACTTTGATTTAGTTGAAGAAGATTTTCAAATAATTGTTAAAATACGTGGTGAAGAATACATTAAAGAAATTAATAATGTCTTAAGTGTAAATACAATAAGGAAATTAGATACAGAATTACCACAGAGAGTAACTGTAGCTTATGCAAATCATAGCTTAGATTATCAAATAGGGACACAATCAACACTAAGAACAGATGGTAATAGTGATAATAATTTAAAAATGGAATTCCCTGCTGTATTGTCTGATACAGAAGCAAAACAACTGTCAGAAACATTAATGTATAGAAGCTGGTCTGAGAAGATAAGTATTGACTTTATTATACCTATGGACCCAACCTTAAAAGTATCTGATGTAATTTTATTAATACATGATAATGCTTCATATATAGTACGTGTAGTAACTATTATATTAACTACTAATAAAACAATGGAATGTACTGGATTAAATGAGGGATCATATGTATCAGAAGCTATAGGCTCTGATACATCTGCAGGTTTTAACGATCAAGAATTATATATACCAACTGTTACTGATTTAAAAGTATTTAATGCACCAACATTGGATAATGCTGTTGTTTCATCTTATGGGTTATATACTGCAGCTAATGGTTATGATGATACTTGGAACGGGTGTGAAATATTTAAATCAACTGATTCAGGATTAAATTATTCAACTTTAGGTGTAATATTGAATCCTATAGGTGTTGGTAGTGCTCATAGCAAACTACAGCCAGGCCCAACTACTATATGGGATTTAGAAAATACTGTAACAGTTTATGTACATAATTATACATTAACAGATACAACATTTGAAAAATTATTAATGGGTGAAACTAATAATGCTTTAATTGGTAATGAAGTAATACAATATATGTATGCACAAAATAATGGTAATGATACATACACACTTAGTACTTTATTACGTGGTAGACGCGGTACAGAATGGGCTATTGATACACATGAAACATATGAACTTTTTGTTAATCTAACTACTGAAGTGCAATTTGCACCATCAACTATAAATACTATCAGGCATTTTAAGGGTGTTACTTTTGGTACTTATTTAGATGACACAGAAACAATAGCTAAGTTGTATGATGGTACTAATCTCAAACCTTTATCACCATCATATGTTAATAGTATAGTAGTAAATGACTATGATATAGAACTAGACTGGACAAGAAGAAGTAGATATATTTCAGGATATTTTAGATCACCACCTTTAATAGATACACCTGAATTATATAATATTGATGTATATTTCTTTAACACATATAAAAATACATACCAATCCAGTACTAGTACATTTACATACACAAAACTTATGCAAGATGATGATAATATAGTTTCTGATACAATTATTGAATTTAGAATATCACAACAAGGTGCTTTAAAAGGTTACAAAACTGTTTATAAATTTTATGGTAATATACCAACACCCGAACCTATTGGATATTGGAAATTAGATGAAGATGATTACAGTAATCCAGCAGTAGATTCTATAGGAAATAATCATGGTAATTATGTATATGATGTAGCACCATATGTTAGTTTAATTGATGATGATGATGGGCACAGTATGTATAATATGTATAATACTACAAATGGTGGTGTTCTTACCAATAATAATAATATATTTTCAATAAACACTACTGGAGAGTTGTCTATATCTATGTATATATACTTAATGACAAATGATGCATTTCTTATGGGTAAAACATCAAATAATAAGGAGTGGGGGGTATATATATTTAATAATGTAATTTTTGGGTATATATATAATAGTAAAGCTACTTCAGTAAATTTAGCTGTTGAAACATATCCAATACTTATAAAAAAGATATATCATGTAGCTGTTAATTTTACAGGATATACTGGTTCAGATGAAATTGAAATATATATAAATGGCATAAATATAGTTGATCCAACAAAAACGCATAGAGCTGGTTCAAGTTACTATAGTTTAAGTGCACCATTAGCTATAGGGTATGGTCAAACGTCTGGTGGTAGCACTGTCAAAGGTAGAAATTTTATTGATGATGTTAAAATATTTGATAAAGTTTTACCTGAATGGTATATATCTGTATTAGCAGATAAAAGGAAGGAGATACTTTAAATGGCAGCAATAGCCGGCTCAATAGGAGCTAGTATAGGGGCAACAGCTGCTGGTACATTTGGTTGGACAGCGGCTACTTGGTCTCAAATAGGTTGGGTGGCAGGTGTATTAATAAGTAATTATTTACTAGCACCAGACGGACCAGAAGTAATTAATACTGGACCTAGATTAAATGACTTAAAAGTTACTACATCTACATATGGTATGGATATACCAAAAGTATTTGGATCATATAGAATAGCAGGTAATATAATATGGGCATTACCACTACAAGAAACAAGGCATGAAGAAACAGAAGAAGAAGGTAAAGGTGGTGGTGGGGGTTCCACAACCACTATATGGTATACATATGCAGCTTCTTTTGCTATAGCTTTATGTGAAGGACCTATATCTGGTATAAGAAAAATATGGTTAGGTAGTAAATTAGTATATGATCTATCAAACGATGGATCATATAATGATTTTTATCAAAGTGGTAAATTAAATGATCATGTAACTATTTATAATGGTAGTAGTTCTCAGGCTATTAATACTACTATACAATCGGACAAAGCTGATACACCTGCTTATAGGCACACAGCTTATATAGTGTTTAATGACCTACAATTAAAAGATTATGGAAATATTATACCTAATGTAACTTGTGAAGTTGTTAAAAGTGGTAGTACTAGTTCTAGCATGTTGGTTAATTCTAATTATTTACCTAATTTTGTAGTAGATTGGAATATTATAACAAATTATGTAAATAATTATATGTATACTTTTGTTGGTTTATGGGATAATGGTTATTCTACACATAATTTTGATGTATATAAATCAATAGACTCTGCAGAAAATGCAACATTATATAAAAATATAATTGTAAATACAGATAATAATAATAATTTAATGTGGGATAATAATCTAGAAACTTCTACTGATACAATTAAAAATGTGACTAGTGTATTTTCTAAAGAACCAGCGTATATACTATACTGGTCAGATGATGATTATTATAGATTTTACGTGTACAATGAAGATGGTTTAATGTCTCCTAGTTATTCTTCAAGCTATCCAGACCCTTATTATGATGATGAAATGTACCCGGGAGGTCCCGGGTACATTTTAGATAAAAGTATAGGATACAATGAAAGTCACACAAGGGCTTTTGTAAAAAGCTATTCTGATATATTTTTAACTAGAAATCATACAGATTGTTATATAATGAGAATATCAGGTAGTCAATTTTATGATGTAATTGATCCAACATTATTAACAGATGTATATGAAACTTTTGTTGGTGATAATGAGATTTATACCTTAAACAGATCTGCTAATTTGCGATTAATACAGATAAAAATATATGACTTTAATGGCAACCTATTAAATACTTTGGATATAGAAACTGATGGTGACATTTGGAGAGATTTATCATCTGCTGATTTCTTTTCAAGATTATTTAGTTCAGAAGATGGGCAACTTTATGTTATAGGTGCTACTGATATGGATTTGCATTTAATAAATACTAATACAGGCTCTTATACTTTCTTTAAAAATACACTCCCAAATGGAGATATAATTGAAGAAGCTTATAAATATGGTGGTTACACAATTAAAAGTGGAATATTTAATCAATATTTTCCAAGTCTTAATACAGCAGTAGAAAAGCATCAAATAATAACTTATAATGCTTTAGCATCTAATAGTATATTATTAAACACAATAGTAGAAGAATTAGAATTAGAATCAGGACTTACTGATAGTGATATAAATAATACAGAAGGTGCAGAGACAAATGTAACTGGATATGTTGTAACAAAAAATATGACTGCCAGAGCTGCTATAGAACCTTTACTATCAGCATATGAATATGATCTAATAGAGCTTGGTTTTAAAGTAGTTTTAAGAAAAAGAAACAAAGATGCTGTAGAAGATATACCTGCAGAGTATTTGGGTGCAAATATAGATTATAATATAGAATATAATGTTACCCAAGAAATAGATTTAATAAAAAGTCTTACTATAAAATATGCTAATCCTGATTCTGATTATCAAATAGGTGTACAACAAGCTAGAAGAATAGATACTAAAGCCACTAATGAAATAATAACTGAATTACCTTTAGCTTTTACAGATGATGAAGCCAAGCAGTTAGTTGAAAAAACTTTATATAGAAATTGGTTAGAAAGACAAAGATTAAAATTTAATTTACCAATAATTTATAGGGATTTAATAGTAAGCGATGTTATTAATATAGAATTTGATAATTTTATTAAAAATGTTAGATTAACTAAATTAACAATAACATCTGATAATGTTATTGAATGTGAAGCTTTAGCTAACAGCTATGATATATTTATATCAGACTCAACAGGTACTAATACAGGTGGTAATGGTGGAACTATATCTGAAGATATAGGGGATACTTTATTTAAGGTATTAAATATACCAACACTATATAATGAATATATAAGTACGGAAGGAATGTATATTGCAGTTTCTGGTGTACTTGGTGGCTGGTCAGGCTGTACTTTACTATCTAAATCTACAAATGCTGATGATTTAACATTAGATGCAACTGTACTTGGTGGTACGGGTATTGGTTTAGCTAATAATGTATTAAGTGACCATACTACAAATACCTGGGATATAACTAATTCAGTTACTGTATCTAGTACTGTAGAATTATTTGAACGAGATGATTTAATAACTAATGGATCTAATTATATACTATTAGGTAATGAGATATTACAATATGCTACTGTTGTAGATACTGGCAATAATATATATACATTAAGTAAATTACTGCGGGGTAGACGAGGTACAGAATGGGCTACAGGTACACACAGTACTGGAGAAGTTTTTGTATTTTTAGATCAAAATGCTTTTGCATTTAATACTAGTTCAATAGGTAGTAATAAGTATTATACAGCTATATCATTAAATACTACAGTTGTTGAACCAATAATTCAAAAGTATAATACAGGTACTAACTTAAAACCTTTTAGTCCAGCATATGTAAGATATATTAGACAAAATATTGAAGATATTTATGTTACTTGGATGAGAAGAAGTAGGTATATAAGAGGTAGATTTCAAACTTTACCTTTATCAGAAACTATAGAAGATTATAATATAGATATATATTATTTAGGTGAATTTCTAATTAACTATACAACTAATGATCCAAACTTTACATACACAGGAACCCAACAAGAATTAGATGGGGTTGTAACAGCAGGTGATAGGTTAGAACTATATATTAGTCAAATATCAGAAATATATGGTAATGGTGAAACAACATACTTAGATGTTGCAGATATTGATATAACTAAAGAAAATATGATAACATACTTTAAGTTAAATGAGTATAATTTAAGTGATAATTTAATAATGGCGGAAGAAATCAGTAACTTAGATGGAGAATTCTTAACAACTAGTGCACCTTTTGTATCTTCTGCACCATTAGTAAATATTGGAGGATTTAGCCCTCAATTTAGTCATAATGGTTCCAAAAGGGTAGATTGCAATAATTCAAATATATATTCTATAGCAACAACAGGTGAATTAGGCATATCATTATTTTTTAATGTAGCTTCAAAGTATTCAACTAGATTTCTAATATCAAAAGCTGCAACTAATAAAAATGAATGGAAGATATTTTTTAATGATGGAGTTACTAACCATCTAAATATAGGATTATATACAGTTAGTGGTACTGAAATTAAAAGAATAAAATTAGATAGTACAGGTTTTGTATTAGGTAGTACTATATACCATTTAGTAGTAAATTTTACTGGATCTACGTATAGTGATGATATACTTGTATATGTAAATGGAATTAAACAAACTTATACTACAATTACATCTAGTAATACATACACAAATAACGGCAGTACTGCTACTATGCAGATAGGTGGTGGTGGTGTTAATGCAGCTAGTGGATCTCAATTTGATGGACAAATTGATGATGTAAGAATATATAATAAAGTAATACCAAAAACACAACGTGATGCTTTATACGCAATGAAAGCTTAAGGAAATAAAAATGACAGTAACAACAAATTTAGAAATGCCATATTTAGAACAAAATGTGGCACAACCAGAAGTACCAGAAAATGAAGTAAAAGATATTGTAGATGCTGCTATTTGTGGTATTTATACTATTCCTATGTTAGATGGTAATTTTACATTAGATGATTTATCACTAACAGATACAGCATCTTATCCAAGAAAGTGGCAATATGGTATACTAGTTATTAGTAATCCACACACCGCAGAGACTACTTTAACTTTAGAAGATGATAAAAAAATGATTTATATTATAGATAATACTACAGGATGGAATATTATATTTAAAACTGCATCTGAGCCTACAGGTGTAGATATACCTGATGGGGTTGTATATCAGGTCTATTCTGATGGTTCCAATATAAAAAGAGTAGAAGTATAATGGCCACTGAATTTTTAAAAATAGGCTATCTACCCCAAAACGATAGTAAACCATATGAGTATCAAGATGCTGCTAAAGATATATATGATCAAGCAATAGTTGGCTTATTAAATGTTGATATGACTATTGATTTTAATTATACATTAGATAATGATTTATGGAAAAATAAAATATTAATAATAGATACAGTACATACAATAGATGTTTCATTATTTGTACCAGATAATGAAGTAATGGTGTATATTATAATAAATAATACTGCTGTAAATATAACTTTTTCAACTGTTTCTGGGACTGGTATACTAGTACTAGCAGGCACAAAAGGGGAAGCTTATTCTAATGGAACTGATATTAAGGAGATAGTATGACAGTTTATTCAGATAATTTAAGGATACCTCATTTAGATTCTGACGTATTTCAACCATACATACCAGAAAACACAGCTAAGGATATTATAGATAGTTTTTTAACTAAAACATATACCATCACAACTACTGATCCTACAGCAGATATAACTATTGAACATAGTGACAGCCCATTAGCTGCAGATGATTGGCAGTCTTTTATTTTTGATGTAGTTGAAGGTATACAATTAACAGCTCCAATCAATGTATTTTTACCTGATTATCCAAGACCTTATATATTTCAAAATAATTGTTCACAATCTATTACTTTCTCAACTGTTGCTGGTTCTGGTTTTTCAATACCAACCAATGAAAATGCCTATGGATATTGTGATGGTACTGATATAGTTAGATTAAATTTTGCTGCGGATGGTGCGGGTGCATCATTTGAAAGCTTAAATGATACTCCAGGTTCTGGAGAAATGTTAGCTAATCCATTAAAAAATGTAACAGTTAACTCATCTGGAGATTCTTTGGAATATACAGATGCACCAGTTATTTGGACTGGAATTTGGGCAGATGGAATAACATATAAGTTAAATGATATGGTAAGGGATGGTGGATATCTTGGTATAGTTGTTGAACCTTTAGGTACAGAGGAGAGATTAGCACCACAAGAAGTAGGTGGTTTACAAGATGGATTTCCTGTTGTAGCAGATTTTACAATAAATAGTAGTGATACAGTTATTACTATGAAACATACATATACTTTTTTACAGGGTGGTTTTGTAAGAGAAATAAATATAATTTTACCAGTTGTTACTGTAGATACTATAATACGTGTAACTATTACAAATTTAGCTTCAGGAGAAACTACTGTAGCTGCACCTATTATTACTCCCGAAGTTTGGTATTCTTTAGCTATTGGAAGTATAGCTATGTCTATTGGGGCTCAGTATGAGGTTAAAGTTGAATTATATACTTCAGACAGTTCAACAACCTTTAATAATGTTTGGGAATCAGATGTGGGAGTAGGAGATCCAACAGATGGAGTATTTAGTATAGACGATGTTAGTACGCCAAGTAGTATAAAAATAGATAATGTAGCAACTAATAGTATTAATTATAGAAGTAATTTAGATGATTATGATACTGATAGTATACTTCATATAGTAGAAGAAGGAGATTCTTCAAGAAGTGTTACTGTAAAAATAGATGCAATGGATGATACAGATCCTGATTATATTCAATATGATGTTACTGTTTTAGATAATGGCCCTAAAAATTTACGAAATGGTAAAACATCAACCCTAACTTTTCAACAACCAACATCAACATCAGACTATGCAAAAATAGATAATTATTATGCAGCCAATGAGCCTGACTTTGCTGATATTACTACAGAGCTATTATTAGATGGGGTTGCACAAGCCCCTACTACAACAGCATATGGCATTGATATAGTATTTCAACAAGCTTCAATTAGTGATGATTATATATATCTAGCAGTATCTGATTCTTCAGCTTCTTCTTCTAATTTATTATCTGGTAAGACATTTCAAAATTATGGTGAAGTTTTAAATGAGCTAGGTGATGTATCAGGAAATCCAGTAGATATTGATATTAAATATGGTAATGTAGTATCGGCTACTATTATAGGAGATACTACTTTTACTTTTACTACAGATCATGATAATACATCATTTACTTTATTAATAACTGATGGTGATGTATATACTATGACCTGGCCAACAATTTCTTGGGATAATAATATAGAACCTACTTGGACTAGTACTAGCTTAGCAACAATTACAAAAATAGGATCTATTTGGATAGGTGGGGCATTAACCGGTATAGTGACATGATTGGTATAAGTAGAAATTTGCAGATGATAGGAGAATATGTATCTGCCCCCTTAATTGGTTATTATAATTATGTTATGTCTTTAAGTCCTGATGTATATTGGAGATTAGGTGATTCTATTGGATCAACGGTAGTAGTAGATGAAGTTAGTGCTGATAATGGTAGTTATGTTAATACCCCATCTTTAGAACAAAGTAGCTTAATACCAAGTGATTTGGTTAATAAATCTGTATACACAGATGGTATTAGCCAATATATTAATTTAAATAATTATCTGCCAACTTTAAAACTAGGAAATAATAAAACTATAGCATTTACTTTTTCTACACCAGATTCATTAGTTACTAAAAGCTATATAACCTTTGCGTGTGCACATACAGTTGATTCTTCATCATATGATATAATACAAATAGGTTTTTCAAATGGTAGCCCCTTTGCATCTGTTGTTGTTAAAGACGATAGTAATAATACACAAGTATATTTGCAATATGGTGGAAATATAGTTCTTATACCAAATACATCATATAACTTAGTACTTATTCAAGATGATGTTTTAGGTGGTAAATTATACTTAAATGGTATATACCAAATACCAGTTATAAATGATAGTACGGGTGATGGTACATGGTTTGGAACAAACCAAAGTAGAATCTCATTTCTTATTAATAAGTTAGAAAGATCAAATATAAATTATTATGAATCTACTATAGATGAATTAATTCTTTTTGATACTAAACTAACAACATATGAAATCAATCAATTAAAATTAGAATATTTAGGGTAAAAAAAATCCAGCTGGACTTAGCAATCCAGCTGGATTTTTTTCAACTTTACTTCATTGGACAAACGCCCGTAGAGCATTCACCACCAGAATCTACTTCTTCAAAAGAATCAGTATTATCCCAGTCAATTTCCATCAAAGAATTAAAATACAAATAAAAACTACTTTTTGATACATATTCTTGTGGTAAGTATGGATAGCCTAAATCTTTAGCTGAAACAGTAGGATCATTCTTAAATAAAAATGATAGTCCAATATATATATCCCAATTATCATATAACCAATCTACTATAATTTCTTTTTCTTCCGGTCTATAGTATATAGTATTTGACACATTTTGGTCACAATAATTTATCATCCACTTTTTATATCTATTTAATTGAGACAATACACCTTCATCGTTTACTTCTAATATTTCTTTTGATCCATCTTTTCTAGTTACTTTCTTTTTATTAAAATTAACATTATCAAAAATTACAGGTAAGCAAACTAATAACCCAGTAGTATCATTTGGGTTATCTATAACATTATAATTAGCTTTTTCTAATTTTAGTACTAATGGGTCATGTTTACTAAAATTAACCCAATTGAATAAGTATTTAGCTTCTGGTTTATGTATACCTTCAGTTGTATCCATTATTTTACCTAATGTCCCTGAAGGCTTAACTGTAGATACAGCTTTAGGGTATTCAGTATCTAATTCTTTAGCCATTTGTCTAGCAGCAAATACTGCGGAATCACGAAGTTTTTTAATTTCATATTCAGAAAGATCATCTCTTTTAGCAATACCGGTAGCCCCTACACCACATAATCTTAAAAATTTATTATTTGTGTTCCAAGATTCAGTAAGTATACCATCATCTAAGTCAACACAAGTCTGCCTATAATTAGCTCTAGCAATAATATGATAAGCTTGATGTAGACCAGCAGAATCACCTTTAAACTTACCAATATCTACTTCTACAAGATTACAAAAACCTTTTGAGGGTAAACCTATCTCACTACAGGGATTAAATCCTGATATATAAGGCATCCTCTTTTTACCTGTTTGCATATTAATAAAACCAGGTTCAGAGCCACCAGAATCAATCATCAATTGAATTAGAGAATTTAATTCTTTTTTAGATGGTTTAGTATTAAACATAAGAGAATTATTAGATTGTTGTTTATGTTTGAAACCTTCTTCAAAACAATTATTTTTAAACTTAGCAAAGTCTTCCCATTCATTACTATCATAATCAACAAATGTAATAATAGCTGAACGACGACTACTTAATACAGTACCTAAATAATTCATTATTTCTATTATATCTACTTTTTTTAGCAAAGAACCTGCTCTTTTATTCATTATCTCAGCTATAGCTGGGTATGCTTTAGATATAGCTTCATCTCCAGAGCTAAGCCACCCATACCCACGTAATCTTTTTCCTGGGCCTCTTATTTCAGAAAAGTCTAATACTAATTTATTTGCTTTAAATTTACCAACCATTAGTTTACCAATACTTTTAGCCCAAGATTCAGCACTATCACCAATTTTTATAGTCCAAACTCCATTTATAAAAGTTTCTTCATTCTCCTCTCTACCTCTGTTATTCTTTGTTCTATTAGACCTAATAACCTCTATATTTGGAATAACACTCCTAAAACCTGATAAACTACCAACAATAGGTTTACACCCTATACCACAACCTTGTAATAACAGCCAAAATAAATCAACAATATCATATACACTTTCAATAGTAGAAAAACTACAATTAAACATACTACTTTCTCGTGTACGTGATATTTCAGTTCCAGCAAGCCATAAACTACGTCCACTAGTCAGTGCTTTTCTTTCCAGCATTAATTCCCTTAAGCTGGCTAATTCATGTATTTGATCATAATTCAAATTAACCCATTCTATCATATTTTCTGTTATATCTTTTAAGGGCATACCCGGTAGTACTTTATGAGTCAATGCTCTTTCCCATAACCATTGTTGATGTCCTATAACTCTATCAATAGTATCTTCCCAATTTTCAAATAAGGTACCTTCATCATTTAATGGTCTATTGTATGTTCTTTTTGTTAAAATTTCTGCTCTTGTGCTTACTTCATTCATTAATTAATTATCCTCTAATATTTCTTTAACAACTTTACCACAATTAGGGCACTTAGTTGGCTCTGTTGTAGCATCACCTATAGTGAACCATTTATAGCATCCAGTACATGTATAATGCTTTAGTATTTCTTTATAAACCCTAAGGCAGACAGTAGAGTCTCTTTTTGTCCTTCTATTCACTGTACACCAGAATCACCAAAACCACTTTCACCTCTTTCTGTTGGGGATAGTTTATTTACTTTTACCCAAGAATCTAATAAACAAGGTAATATAACTGCTTGACATATTCTATCACCTATATTTATTTTAATACTATTATTATCTGATACATTTTTTATAAAAGCTGTATACTCGCCACGATAACTAGAATCACATATACCTACAGTATTCATTAATACTAAACCTTTAACACCCAACCCACTTCTTGGTACTATCATAGCAAAATAACCTTCAGGTACCTCTAATTTAAACCCTAAAGGTATTTTACACTCTGTCTGCGGTGTTAATAAAACTTCTACAGTAGATCTTAAATCCATACCAGCATCTGTTTTATGCTTCTTACTTGGTTTACATACTTCTGTTAATAATTCATACTTCATATATCATCCTCTGCTAATCTCCTTTTTCTTTCTATTCTACTCTCATATGTTATAGGAAAATTATCTAATTCACCTTTAAAATATTTTACACTTAAATCAACTTTCTTTAAACAATCTGCAGCAGCTATAGCTGTCTCACAGTAAGTAACTAAATCCATTAATTCATAATTTAATTCAAAACCTGTAAACTTATTTAGTTCTTGTATATATTTGGCTGATCCACTTAAAGGTACATTACACATAACATCAAAAGCTGTCGGACCAAACTTTTCTAATATAGTATAAGCTCTTTTAGGACCAACTCCAGGTATTCCAATAATATTATCACCAGTATCCCCATTTAAAACTTTAATATCTAAATGCATGTCTAATGGATAACCATAGTGTTCTTCAAAACTATTTATAGTAAATTCTTTCTTACTAAATAATGAAAATCTACTAACTTTATCATTTACTAATAAATCCAAATCTCTATCAGATGATATTATCCATATATGATCATAATAATCTTTTAGTTTTATACATAAATATGCAATTAAATCATCAGCCTCAATACCTTTAAATTTCATGATAGGATATGTACTAATAGTTACACCAAGTGCTCTTTCATATTCATCAAAAAAATCTTTCCATTCTTCTTTTTCTTCCTCTGTTTGGTCTTTATTTCTATTACCCTTGTATTCAGGATAAATACCTTTTCTATAGATAGATCCACCATCTCCTAATACTATAGTATCTTTAGCACAATATGAACCAGCTAAAGACGTTATAGTACTACTTAAACTATCTTTCCAACCAGTACCTTGTTTTTTCCATCTGAAAGCCATATTCAGTGAATCAACTAACATAAGATTTTTACTGTCTAAATCTATTAAATCTTCAAATGCTATTCCCATCTAAAATTGTCTCCATATTCTTATATTAGTTGGTAAATTTAAGTCATATACATACATAGTATTATCTGACATTATCTTTACCAATACTGTTTCACTCATTTTTATAACTTCTACAAGTTTTGGTTTTGGTATTAACCCACCATTTCTTAATGTAGCCCTATTTAATTTCTTCCTCAAATCATTATTTTCAGCTCTTAGCTGTTCTATTTCCATAGCAATAAAAGTATAATCAGTCATTTTATCCAATCCTTTATATTATTATTTTCTAAGAAAGGTTCAAGAGCATACACGTA